CTAAAAGTTACTAATAAATGGCTAGAAATTCAAAGTGAAAGAGGTATGCAGAAAATGCAGACTATGTATGCAGAAAATGCAGACTCTACTATTAAGAAAGAAATTAAGAGAGGATTCCCCACAGAAAAGCAAGTAATAGAAGCAGGTAAACAGCTAAACATAAAAGAAAAAACATGTATAAGTTTCTACTTGTTTTATGAGTCAAAAGGTTGGAAAGGAATATTAGATTTTGTACCTCTTTTGAGAAAGTGGAATATGAATGAAAAAGAAGATACTTCCACCGGTAAAAAGGAAAGACTATGGGGATAGAAGAAAAAGCACAAAAAGCATTTGATCTAAAAAATAAATATCTCCATGAGTATGAGAGAGACAATATCAAGGAAGCTAAAAAACTAGAGGTTGAGTATCTTACTCTCAGAAAAGAAGTTTTGCTAGAGATAGATAATACTAATGCAAGACAAAGATCAGAACCTATATCAGAGGTTAAAAAAAGAGTAGCAAATAAAAAGAAGCCTAAGCGTATAGAGACAGGCATAAGCGAATTGGATTATGAGTTGGTAGATGGTGCTATGAAATCAAGACATTCTAAGGGTGGTTTTGCATTGGGCAACTTCATACAGATAGCAGGCAGTAGAGGGAGTGGTAAAAGTTCTGTTATGATGAAGATTCTTACCGGATTTAGCAATTATGAGAAAACTTGTTGGTTTGATTTTGAAATGGGAGAAAATAGAGTAGTTGAAAAGTTAGATGATTTTGAGCACAACGATGATAATCTGCTTTACTATGCTTCATCAAGACTTTTGGCAGATGTTGTGGGTGAGATAAAACTCTTAAATGCAATAGGGGTAAATCATTTTGTAGTAGATAGTGCTATGAAGATCATTGTTCCGAATGTAGATAATTATAATAGGTTTTCTTCTATAAGTTCTGAATTGTCTTCACTTACAAGCTCAATGGGTGTAAATATTTATATGATAAACCAAATGTCACAAGACAGTGAAAAGACAGATGTTTTAGCAATTAAGCATGGGAATGACGCTGAGTATGACGCTGATTTTATTTTCTTTATTATGAAGCTAAGAAAAAAAGATGAACACGGAAAACTAATGTCAGACAACTTTGATATGCCAATATACGATGAAGAAAACAGGCTTATAAAATGTACTAAAAATCGTCAAGATGATAGATTGTTTTCTGCAAACATTCCCAAGAGTGCAATTTTTGGAATAGTACCAGAAGTAAGGGAATACCATGGCTAACACAATAACAAAACACCAAAAGGATATGAGATGAGAGAATTAACAAAATTTGAGAAACTATATATTTACATAATGACAAAATCAAGAACCAAAGATGATTGTGCATCATATTTGGGACTAACGACAAAAAGTATAGAAAACATTGTCAATAAATACAGTGATATTATCTACTACAACAAAAAACATCATAAATATTCATTAGTGGGGTACATAACGCATCGAGTACCGCCCATCCTTTTATATTTTATAACAAGAGACAAAATGAAACAGGCAGGACTTCCAATATCAAATAGTTTAACGCTTGATATTTCAAATACTCCAATTGAAGTATCAAAACTAGAGGGTGCATGGTTGAGTGAGATTGTCCAATATACGCAAAAACACGATAAAAGTAGGAGATAAAGAATGAAGTCAAGCATATTATTTATAGGCGGATTAATATCACTTATTGTGTCAATGGTACTTATTATTTTCTATCCAGATGGGGATATGTTAGCTTTTATTGGTGTAGGGATAGGATTCTCTATTTTCACATATATATTTTCACATGCAAGAATATGGTAGGTGGAAATTTGCAAACTAAAAAACAATTCAACCAATCAAGGCTATCCAAGCTCACAAAGCAGATAGCAACCGGCAACGCGAGTAGTCTTGAAAGACTGGAATTTTACTTTAGGAAAAGGAAGATGATATGAATATACCAAAATTTAGAAACAAAGACACAGGGATGCAAGTATATGGCAGAAAGTATATAGAAGCTTTGACTAACGCAGCATACAGCAAGACAAAGATAGTAACGATAGGTGACGAGACAGTCCACATCCTTGACTTTGGAGACAGAGAGGCAGATGAGTGGGTTTGTGTGGTTGAGGTGCAGACATGAGCTACACAAAGAAAACCCCAGAAGAAAAGATATGCATAGTCTGTAAAAAACCATTTCAAACCGTATTCCCACGTCAGAAGTGTTGTAACGATGAGTGCAGCAGACTTCACAGAAATGCATCAAGCAGTAGGATAAAAAAAGAGAAATACGCTGAGAAGAAACTCAAAGCCGATGAAAAAGAAGTGAATCTTGGGAAAAGAGTCAATCCTAAGTTTTTGACGCGATATGGTAACGCTGAGCGCCCACTTGTGCAAAGTCGTGGGTGTCCTTTGAGTTATGAGGCATAAATTAGCTATAATATGTGATGAGGAAGTCCTAATCTTCCTCTTGTCTATTAGGAGGACAACTACATGAAAAACAAATCAAAACACCCACTAGAAAAATACCAACCACAACATTACAGCCAAGGCACATCGGCAATTAAAGAGCTTGAAAAGCAGTTAAGTGTTGCAGCTATGACCGGATTCTGTGAAGGAAACATTTTTAAGTATGAATACAGACAAGACAACAAAGGACAAAAAGAGTCTGATATCAAAAAGATAAAAGTGTACAAAGCCTATCTTGATGAGTTGAAGGTGTTGCTTCATAAAGGACACGCAAAACTTACAGTAAGCCACGCCTTTGAGATTGAAGGGATAGTTTATGAATAAAACATTAAAAGAAATGGAATCAGAGCATATCGAAAGGTGGACTCCAGAAGAGATGCAAAGCAAGATGAATTTAATTCACCATATTGATTGTCTGGAATTTATGCGAAAAGTGCCAGATGATTATTTTGACTTGGTTTTGACAGACCCGCCTTATGGGATAGGGATTGATGGGCAAAAAAAGTCAATCAATATTAATAGCCCAAAAGCAAATAGAAAACATCATGATTTTAAGGGGTGGGATAATCAATCACCGTCACATGATACGTTTAACGAGCTATTTAGAATTAGTAAAAATCAAGTGATATGGGGTGCAAATTATTTCACAGACAAGCTTGAAAAAAATACAAAAGGGTGGATAATATGGGACAAGGGTCAAAGAGGGCTTACTATGAGCGATTGTGAGATTGCCTATTCTAGCTATCAATGTGCCACGAGAATAATCACTCTCAATAGAGTAGAAATACAAATAGATGGTAGTGTCCACCCAACACAGAAGCCAATGAGGTTATTTAGTGATATTTTGCGAAACTTTACAGATAATAATTCAAAGATATTTGACCCATTCATGGGTTCAGGCACAACAGCTATAGCTTCAAAGAGTTTGGGCATAGATTGGTGTGGATGTGAGCTCGAAGCCGACTACGTAGAAATAGCCAACAAACGCTTAGAGCAGGTGCAAATGAGTCTATTATGAGTGACATGCAACTATGCATCAATGCAGGAGTAAAACCAAACTACTTGGCACAACTAAAATGCACCAATTTACCAAAGTATCACTACACAAAGAAAGTCGGTATCAAAAAGTATGAAGATGATGCTACTGAACTGAAAGCCAAACTTGGTGAGGTGTATTGGGAGTTGATGGATAACGACAACATGACACTATCGGACTTCTACAGAAAACACATGAGCGAAATATACAGTTCGGCTGGATCGTTTTCGACATCGATCAATAATATGGCTTTTCGTGTTACCGATTTTAGTATGCCTTTGCCTACGATGATAAGGGTTAAGTATGTGGTTGAGCAGTTTGAGAAGTATAAAGGCATAACACATGGATGATTTTGAACAACTAATAGATGGCGAACCAATAACAATGGAGTCTAACGAGATATTTAAATTCAAATGCTGTGATTGTGGACTTATACACAACATGGTAGTAGCAACAGAAGAAAAACAAGAGATCGGTTTCGTAGTCGAGAGGCAATCGGAAAATATGCACAAGACTAAAACACTGAAAAGAATACGCAATGAACTGCTAAGGGAACTTGATAGCTACACGTACCCAGATGGTGATGCAAGAGTTGTAATGGTAAAAGATATAGGGAAAGCGATAGATTCGATTATTTATAAAGATGAGGGTATGGAATGTTAAGTAAAGAAGATGCAGAAGTATTTATGTTTGGGCTAAAAAATTATCAATGGCAACAACACCCACTACTCACAAAGCACATAGAATTGGGTATCAAAATGATTTATGACGATTTTGAAAGCAGAACTTGTGGGAATTGTAAACACTATGATGACGATACGTGTTTGGTAAACTTTTATGATGAATGGAGTGATTACGAAATGGATTTTTACAAAGTATCTATTTCGGTACCTAAAGATTTCGGCTGCAATAAATTCGAGGCGAAAGATGTTAAGTAAATCTGAGCAGCTGAAAAAGACTAAAAGAGTAAAACTCAATAGACTTAGCAAAATAGAAAATAAACTCTTCCACGATACTATCCTAGATATCACTCTTGGAGTTTGTCAATTATGTGAAGAGAGAGAGGGGGATGACTATCATCATTGCAGGTGGGGATGTTATGGTGCGTCAAAAGATGATACATGTCAAGCATTGGTTTGTAGAAAGTGCCATGAAATTTGTCATAGCAGTAAGCACGGACTATATAACCAACGTGCCGAGAAGATAGGTGATGCAAATTGGAAGGAACATACAAATGGGTAAATATTCCAACAAAAAGTGTGAATACATATTCCAAGGAGAAGTATATCGCTTTGATAGTAAACTAGAGCGATCCCATGCTGTAAAACTGTTTGAGCAATTAAAGCGTGGCGAGATAGAAAACCTAATCCTACAAAAAGAATTTAATTTATGTGTATCAGTATCATACCAAACCAACTCAACAAAAAGCGGTGTGACGAAACAAAGGGCAATAATATATATTTCAGATTTCTCGTACACGAAAGATGGAAGAAATATAGTAGTGGACTCGAAAGGGTTTAAGGACAAAGTGTACTCTGTCAAAAAGAGGCTATTTTTGTCACAACTAGAAAAGCACAATGTGGATGAGTTTCAAGAGGCTTATAGGGCAGATGTTATCACGTATAAGGGCATAGAATGAGAGTCTGCGTAATGTGCCAAAAGCCACATGATAGACAGAAGAGATCAACATGCAGCTTATCTTGTGATAGGGTTAGACTTTACAGAAGCAAGAAGAGAGCCGAGGGCATTAACAGTGGGGAGAAGGGTGTTACTTTTAGGTATGTTATAATATGAAAAAATATAAAGGCTTACTATGATGACAGAGCAGAAGAAAAGATTTTGTGATGAGTACATCATAGACCTTAACCGAACACAGGCAGCATTAAGGGCAGGGTATAGCAAAAAAACAGCATATTCTCAGGGACAGCGACTGTTGAAGGATGTTGAAATTCAGGCACGGATAGACAAAATCAACAAAAACAGGGAGAAGAGAACGCAGATAACAGCGGATATGGTTATTAAGGAACTTTCAAATGTAGCCTTTATTAGTGAGTCTGATTTTTATCACGACAATGGAGTCGTTAAGTTATTGAGTGAATTAACAACAGAACAAAAGAGGGCTCTACAGTCATTTGGGTTTAAATCTATTCCGATCGGTGATGGAGAGTATTTAGATGTTCCAGTGTTCAAAGCACAAGATAAAATGAAAGCACTAGAAATGCTTGGTAAGCACTTTGGTATATTTGAGAAAGACAATTCACAGAAACAAGACTTAATAATCATAGGGGACACAAAAGACCTTGGTTAAGATAGATATTTCAAACACGCTATCATTGATAAACGAAACATACAAAACTATGCTTAAAAACCATTCAAGGTATTTAGTACTGTATGGTGGTGCAGGATCTGGAAAATCAAACTTCACAGCACAAAAAATAATACTCAGAATGATACTCCAGTACAATCATAAATTTCTAGTCGTAAGAAAAACAGAGAAATCCATAAGAGAGAGTGCAAGAGCTGACCTTATAGATGCGATAGTAAGCATGGGGTTAGATAGTCTGTTCTCATACTCAACAAGCCCTACAGGTGAAATGACTATCGTATGCCCGAATAACAATAAGATATTATTCAGAGGGATAGATCAAAGAGAGAAGATAAAATCTATCAAAGGTATAACGAGTGGATGGGTTGAGGAAGCAAGTGAATTGTCATTAGATGACTTTACTCAGCTTGATTTGCGTATCCGTGGAAGCGATTTAGAAAACTATGTACAATGGATATTATCGTTTAACCCGATTAGTGCTACACATTGGCTTAAAGAGAGGTTCTTTGATACTCCAGACCCACTTGCAGAAGTGTTACATACAACATATTTAGACAATGAGTACCTTGACGATAACTATATAAAAATACTCAATGCGCTAAAACAAACAAACCTATCTTACTACAACATATATGCCCTTGGTAAATGGGGTGTTCTAAAGGGTCGTATCTATGAGAAATATACCATCATAGATGAAATGCCGAAAGACTCAGAGATACATAGGTGGGGATTAGACTTTGGTTTCAATCACCCAATGGCACTTGTGGAAGTAAGAATAACAGGAGATGATCTATACCTTGATGAAATCTTCTACAAATCAAACTACACAACATCAGAAATGATAAGAGAAGTAAAACAGACCCACCCACACATACAAAAGATAAGAGGTCGTGCAGACTCAGCAGAACCCGACAGGATAAAAGAGCTGAACAACTCAGGATTTATGACAACCAAGGCTATTAAAAATGTAGTGGCCGGTATAGATAAAGTAAAATCATATAATATCCATGTAACAAGAAGAAGCCAAAATATAATAAATGAGTTTGATCTATACTCGTGGAAGCTTGATGGTGCAGATAAGCCATTAGATGAACCCGTAAAGCTGAATGATGATGCAATGGATAGTATTAGGTATGCTGTGTTTACTGAGGCGATAGCTGAACTTAAATCATTTACAATCAAAGGTTTATGATATAATTATCGAAAGGATTTATTTATGGCATTAGAATATGAATATAAGGATACCTATATCGTTAATAGCATTGATGACGCTGATATTGAAGTAGCCGAAACAGATGCACTTACAGACCTTAGCAAACAAGGTGTTACAGATGAGTACTACTTGGAGAAGATGACATTATGTTTGGTTTATATCACACTTGGTACTCAGCAACTCGAAGCCGAGGGGATGAAAGACCGAATCGATCAGTATCGCAAAGATTATCTTAGGTATTCACAAATGGACACTTTTGAAGATGCAGACTCAGGTGTGTTGTCTGGTACAATAGGTCGTGCATAATGTGGGAATTATTGCAATCCATACAAGCGGCACTTGAAGGCATAACAGAACTTAAAAGTGTATCGATAGGCGCTGAGTCTGGAATTAGTGCTAAAGATACCCCAGCAGCAAGGATAGTCACAGAGTATTCAGAATATTCAGGACAAACAAAAGCATTCGATCAAGGTGCTTTACAAATCGTATTGCTACTTGACCTTAAAAATGATTTACCCTCTGTATATGAGGACTCAATAGAATTAGAGTTAAAGATACGAGATGCGTTAAAAAATATTGTTACCTTTAATAGAATTGATTATGATCAAGACAGCGTAACTGTGTTCAAAGCATCAATACTCAGGTTCACGTTTGCTGGTATTAAGAATAGTTGGGCTGAATGCAACTAGCCATTAAGGGCGAAGAAGCGCTATACCGCCGTTTCAATAGCCTCACCAAAGTTATGCAAAAGACCTTTTGGGGATATGTGCGAACTGATTTAGAAGATACCCTACGCGAAAACACCAAACGATACAACTCAAAAAACATAGAGCGAAACATATATTCAAAGACTATCGATGATGGTGTGCAGGCAGGACTTAGAAACGAAGGGATGCTTGTGCCTCTTGGAAGCCTAAAGGTAAACTACGCAATATTTCTCAATGGTGGAACAAAAGATCACGACATAGCACCCAAGGACAAAAAAGCGTTAAGATGGGTTGGACCTGGTGGTAGAAACTTCTTCTCTAAAGGCCACAGAGTAAAAGGCATCAAAGGCTCACACTTCATAGAGAACTCAGCGAAAGAAACATTTTCACGCTTAGATAGTCTTTTTAAAGAAGCCCTCAAAAAAGATGGGGTTATATAAGCAATAGCTCTGTTGGTACTTTGTTTGATTTAGATAAATTGCATTTAGGGCATAACCAAACAACATTACCAATGGAGTGAGCACCACCTTTAGATAGTGGTATGTGATGGTCAAGGTGCTTTTCTTTGGTTATGTCACATTTGCAGTTGTTGCACTTATTGTCTTGTCGTGTTAAAAGTTCTTGAAGTTCCTCTATTAATGGGTATGTGACCAATTGTGGCAGTGTGCCGTCTGACGCGTTTAATTTATGTGCTCTATATCTTGCACCATAATTGACACACATTAATTTATATTTGTCTGAGTTTCTATATGTGTGGGTTCTGCACTTTATCTCCTCTTTGTTTTTATCATAGTATTTTTTATAATACTCTCTTAATAAACCCTTTTTGTCATCCCGTATTTTTTTGAGCCTATCCTTGTTTTTTGTATTGTATTCTTTTGCTTGTTTCGATATTTTATCTTTGTTAGACTCTCTGTAGACTTTCATAACCTCTGGATTGTTGTCCCTATATTTTTTAACTCTATCACATATTTTAATTTTATTTTCACGATAGTGTTTTTTGCTACACTCTTTCACTTTGTCTACATTGTTGTCTCTATATAGTTTTACTTGTCTCTTTGTGCATTTTTTGCATGCAGAGATGTGTCCTTTTTTGTTTTTATAGAATTCTGATAAGTCTTTTGTGATTTTGCACTTGGTGCATTTTTTAGTAGTTAACATTTTTACTCCTCAATAGTAAAGCAAGAGATTGAGGCTCTTGCATGTATATTATACACAAACGAAACTTATGCTATTATATGACAACAAAAAGAAAAGGTAGCAAATGTCTAATATCAACTATTTATCAGAATTTCAGTTTATCTCAGATGCATATAACGCTGAGGGCGGTTTCCATGACGGCTCACAACTTGACAAATTCAAAAGAGAGAGTTCAGGATTAGTAGCTGCCACAGATGATGCGTATGGTGATAGAAAAGCCGCAGCGGTCAGAGAATATGAGAACTTAATGACCTCAAAGATTTCACGATACATCGGATACTTATTCAAATCTCCACCACAAAGAGACAGCGATAATGAACTCATAGCAGGCATCAAGAAAGATGCCAACCTAAGAAGCGATACCATCAATGTATTTATGTCTGATTTTAGTAAGAATCTAAAGGCTCGTGGCGTAAACCTTTTACTTGTGGACACTCCCAACACATTAGCCGATAATATGCAAGAACAAATCAAAAACAGATTATCGCCTTATTTTGTGGAGATATTGCCCGAACGCGTAACGGAATACAAGTTAGACAATTTCGGTCAGTTTGAATATGTAGCTTTTTCCGATACGATAGATAATAGCGAGTATGGCAGTGAGTCAGTAGACGAGATAGTCAGATACTACGATAAAACAGAGTGGCGAATTTATGACAAGGACGGCGATATCATAGACAGCAATCCCCACGGCTTTAAAGTATGTCCTGTGTTAATTGGTTCAGAGAAAGGAAGCTTCGAGTCATTGGGTGAGTTTGCTCAGTTGGCAGGGCTATCTAAAAGGCTATTCAACCTAAACAGCGAAAAGAAACTCATGCTAAGAGGTCAAACATTCTCTATTTTGACGGTATGGACTGAAAAAGGATCTGAGCCTACGATTAATCTTGGTATTGATAACGCACTTCTTTACTCCGGAGATCATCCACCGTCTTATATTTCATCAGACGTTGCACAAGCACAAGAATACAGCAGCGAGATAGAAGAGGTAAAAGAGTCAATGGATAGGGTGGCTTATGATGTTTCCACAACATCAGCCCAAGAGTCGGGTATCGCATTGGAGATTAAATTTGAGAGTCTTAATTCATCCCTTAACTCATTCGCACAAAAGATGGAAAGTTTAGAACGTTCTGCATGGGCTTTGGCTACAGAGGCACTAAAGTTATCAGAAGAAACCATCATGGTGACGTATAACCTAGATTTTGCAATCACGGACTTAACGGCTGATATTGCAACTTTGGACAGTATTGATAATATAACCGATCTTCCAAAGTACAGAGCTGCCAAACTTAAAAAGATAGTCACAGAAGATTTAAAAGGTACAGAAGATGATGTGCTTGACGATATTCTGACTGAGATAGATGACGCTGCGAAAGTTTCAGAAGTTGAATAATGACCGAAAAAGAAATAAAGGTATTAGCCACAAAGCTTTATGAGGATATCCTAAAAGCATATAAGGCTAACCCGAACATAACATATACCGAAATACTTAACGAGTATATGTTGAAATACAGTGATGAGATAGCACGACAACTTAATGCCGAACTTGGGAACATGATGAACGCAACAGTAGGTGGGTTATCATCCACGGTCAAGCCTCTTAGTGGTGTTGCACTATCATCCGTACTGTATAAAAACTCCGAATATGTAGCAAAACAAGTGATGAAAGTTATCAATGAACATTTATTACTAAAGAGTACCGTTGATGAGATACGGAAATCTATCTATGACGGATATGGCTATGGAGGCATCAGTGAAATACTTGACGCTGTAAAACTACCTAAATATCTTACAGAGAAGTTGACCGAAGCACAAATCAAGAAACTCAAAACTAAATCATTGGCAGCAGGATATTTTAACGTGTTGGACGCTAAGACTGATAAAGCATTGAAAAAGGCATTGGAAGTCGCAGCCCAAGAGAAAGCCCGTTATTTTGCGTACAGGATAGCAGACGTTGAGGAACAAAAAGCGTTTAACTTAATGATTGCACAAGAACACATAAATGATGGGGTGCAGTATGTAAAAGTTATGTTAAGTGCTTCACACAAAACCACATGTATTTGTGACTATCTTGCTAATGTGAACGTGGGATATGGAAGGGGTGTGACGAAGTTAAGAGATGCTAAAATTCCTCCCTACCATCCGTTTTGCAGATGCCGTCTAGTGCCTGTAGAAATAAAAAGGACATGGAGCGTGACCGACCCGAAACAATCTGCATTGGATAACTTTACTAAAGCAGAACAGAGAAAAATTGAGTCAGGATTGAGGTCTAAATGGTCAAGACCTACTGTTGGAGATGTGTTTTAGGCTCAGCCTTATATTCAACACTAGAAAGCAGTAAATCAATCTTTTTCATCGCAGCATCTCTCTTGTTTGAGTTAATCACACCAAGAATAATCCACACCACCAACCAAAGACCACCCGTCAAGAATGTTAATATCAAATGAAGTATATGGTTTGTTTTGGCATCAGCGATCATCATTTCTTGTTGTTTTATTTGTCTGTCTATGTTTTGCATTTTGTTTCCTTTATAGCGTTGGAGTTTTAAAAATGTCAGGAGGCATACGACTGTATTCTTTGTTACTCAAATATGCTTTATACCCATTAATTAACATGTTTCTTTTAGCGTCACTTGTTAGCTTGTGATTGTGGTTAAACTTACCTTTTATAATTCTATCCCTAATCAAAAGAGGAATATTAGACTCAGTTTCTAGTATGCCAGTAAAAACTTGTCTTATATATTTTTTTCCACTACCGTCCACATCAAAAATAAACGCCAAACTAACTGCAAAAGAAAGTGATATCATTTGGTATTTTTTGTTTAAAGGGGTCAAAGATAAGTACAAGTTCATCTATTTTATCTTTGTTTTCCAAATAAAAATCAAGTACCTCTTCATTGGAGTGGGGAACTGCTATTTTGTTTATATATCGCTTTTTAAGAGAGCATGATGTTAATATTCCTTTGATAGAAGAGGCTTTCGCGCTAGAATAAGTTATCCCTAATGAGCTAAGCACATCGCTAGAACTCCTTGATCTTCCTGTATCAATAGTTTTAAATACACTGTTGTCAACACCCTCTACAAGTATTGTATCAAAGGAAACATTGCTATCTACACATGCCTGTAGTCTGTGTTGTCCATCAAGAAGCCTTCCATCTTTCGCCACAACTATAGTATTCCCATTAAACACAAATCTTCCATCGGTCATCTCTTTTGCGATAAATGCAGTATGCCTAGCGTTTAAGGTTCTGTTTCCTATGTTTTTTTTGAGTAGTTCTTTCGCCTGTCTTGGTGAAATTATTACTGAATTCATTATCAATCCTTTTAAATAAGTTTGGTAATTCCGATAAGTTGTGGGTGAAGTTCCCGTAGTTTTCATACGGGTT